TCTAAAGAGTTTAGATAAATTAAAAACAGCGAGATTATTACATAATGATATAAGATTTCCTAATATATTATTTAACATAGAGAATAATGAGTTTAAATTACAAATAATAGATTTTGATTTAGTAAAACAATATACAGAAGTTAGATATGATGATTGGTTAGGATTAATTAGTAGGAATTTTAACTTTTTTTCCTATGATTATCTCTATTTAATTAATAATAGATTAATTTCTATTGAAACAATGAGAAATTATTTAGAAGAAAGATTATCTATTATAAATGAAGACCAAAAAAAAGATATTATAGATAGTTTATTAGAGGATATAACAGATAGAGATATATTATGGAATATAAATGAATATACGGAAAAACCATATGATAGTTTTATATCAATATCAAGAAATAATGATATATATAATTTTGGGTTTTTAATATATGTTTTAGTATGGGTTACAATGAATAATATATCAAGAAAGAGGTATGAATTATGGGGAGAAAGTTTATTAGGGGAAGAGACGGAAGAGATGAGGAAATTAGAGGGTGGGTTAGTGAAGTTGGCACCATTATTAAGAACAATGGAACAACTATTTACATTTAATTTACAGAAGAGAAAAACGGTAGAAACAGTAATAAAAAATCTTGAGGAACAGATAGAAATAATGGAATCAAATAGAGATGAAATGATAGTTTAATTAGAGTAGGCTAATCCAGCCATACCAGACATAATTCTAAGAATATTATAATTTATAGCATATGAAAAGAAAGTATAATTATTTGTAGCATAAGGTTGTCCTTCAGGAGGTGGTTTTCCATCTGCTGGATAGTTATTTAAATCCATAATTAAAACAGCATTATCAATACGTGAAAAGTTAAGAGTCCCACTTGGTTGGGGGTCTTCTGGATTTAGAGCAAAGGAATAAACATAAAATCCACCAAATTCATTGCCACTATTACGGGAATAATTAGTAAAATATTGGTAAGGTTGATATTCACGAAAATATGCGCCAGGACGATATTTAAAACGGTCAAGGCCATTAATTTGTATTTTAGCTTTTGACATTAAATCATATTGAATAGTTGGTGTATTTCCCATATTATTAAAAGGCCAATAGTTAAATTGTTTAACATTACCTGTTGTTCTTTGGAGGGCCCAAATTAAATACTTAACCGGATGATTAAATCTTAAGGGAATAGTTGATTTATTAATATTTGTAAGACTAATAGGTGTCATATGTTGTACTTGTTCAATTAAATACTCATGACTATTTTGTGCGAATCTACGGCGTTCATCAGTATCAATAAAAACATAATCAGAAAGAATAGTTAATTTAAGTATTTCGACATTTGGAAAAAATTGCTTTTCATTAATTTGAATCTTAATCAATACCTCGTGATACTGTAATGCTATAAGTGGTAAAAATAATCCCGGATTTCTACAAAACCAAAATTGGAATGGAATATATACAAGTCTAACATCATTAAGTGGATTTACGATATCAGGAGGAGAAATACAAGTATAACCATCTAACATTTCAAGTAAGTTCTGATATTTTTCAATAGGATGAGTAAGTTGTGCCCAAATATCAATCCACCGACCATATTGTTTATCAATAATTTGACCACCAATCCATAATTCAACCCATTCAATAAGTTTATATCCAAATCTTCCTTGATAATATCCTGGAGGACTACCATCACCTAATCCAGATACTTGTAATTCTAACCAAGTTCTTCCTAATAAATCACCAAATCTACCAATTTCTACTTGAATCTCTTTACCAAAACCTAATTGATTAGTATATGTTTGTTCTATAGTTTCTATAGCAAAATTCGTATGTCTTTTATACACCATTTTAAAATATGTAAATTGTGGGTTACCAGTAAGATATATATCTTGGGCACCATAGGCTACTAACTGTAATAAAGCACCTCCCATACTAATATAAATAGAGAAGTTATTTAACTTTTTTTAAACCTTGTAATAGGCCAACTCTTATATAATCTTATAACTCTTATAGTAAATAACTACTTTAAAAATTATATCTTTAAAAAAATATATAAACAACGTTTAGTTGCTGTAAGCGAGACCACCCATACCACTCATGATACGGAGTACGTTGTAATTTACAGCAAAGACGAAGAGGGTAGCAGTGTATGAGGATGGTACATTGGCAATTGAGAGATTGAGTACAGCATTGTCAATACGAGAGAAGTTACAGGTGCCACTTGGTTGATGGTCTTCTGGCTTGAGGGCGAATGAATATACATAGATACCACCAGTATTGGCGAGCCATTGAGGAACACCAGAGAGTGGATTACCTGGGACAGGTGGATTGAGTTCTTCTGGGGTTTGGAGGTGACCACCAGTGTGCCATTGATAGAGTTGTACAGTACGGAAATATGAACCATCTCTGCGCTTGAATCTATCATGACCATTGAGTTGTAAGAGAGCAGTTTGGACTACATCATAGTAATCTTCAGTGTTTGATTTTTGACCAACATTACCATTTAAGTAACCAGCATAGTTGAAGGCTTCTTGGTCGGCTAGGGTGTTGCTTTGTAACCAGATGAACCAAACAAGTTCTTTACATGGGTGGTTGAAACGGAGTTCAGTTTGGAAGTTAAATGGGTTAGTTTCTCCCTCACCAGAACTGGATGTGGTTGGGATAGTGATAGCATTATTCCATTGTACTTGTTCAATTAAGTATTCATGAGATACTTGGGCAAATCTACGTCTTTCATCAGTATCGAGGAAAACATAATCACAATAAATACGAACATCATCTAAATTAATGTCATATGTAGTTCCATTAGCAGTGTTACTGATTGGACCTTCAGAGTTAGTGAAGATTTCACTTTCTGGATTGAGGTTGATGTTGAGTTTTACTTCATGGTATTGGAGAGCAATGAGGGGGAGATAGAGACCTGGGTTTCTGCAGAACCAGAAATGGAGTGGAATATACATTCTTCTGGTATTAGAGAAATCAGTAGAGAAGAGAGAACCATCAATCATACGAACGAGTTTTTGCCATTGTTCTTGAGTATGAGTGAGTTGGCACCAGGCATCCATCCAGACACCATAGTGTTTGTCAATTATTTGACCACCAATTTCTACTTCTACGTAGTCAATAAGTTGGTGACCAAAACGGATGATACCATCTTCTACAGTATCTTCGTTTGGGGTGAAGAGAACTTCAATTATTACACGGCCGAGTAAATCACCATTACGAGCTACAGTAACGGTAAATCTACGGTCGAAATGGGCTTGACCAGTGTAAGTTTGTTCGATAGCTTCTAAAGCGAAGTTAGTATGGCGTCTATAGACGACCTTGAAGAAAGTAATTTGAGGATTACCAGTTAGGTAAATATCTTGAGCACCATAGGCTACTAATTGCATAAGACCACCGCCACCCATATTATTCTATACTATAGAAAAAGAAAAAAATTCCATGGAATTTAGACAAATTAAAAAAAATTACCCTTAAGAAAATATTCTTAATAATAATTGAGTTTTTATTCTTAACTATGTAATATACTAAAATGACCATTCTTAACTCTATATATATTCAATCTTACCTGATAAATCCTTAATACTCTTTGACTTTCTACCAGGTTTCTATTTAAATTAACTTCAAGAATAACATTATTATATTTATCTGTACTTAAAAACCCACTTGGTTCTACCTTATCTGGTGTTAATCCAAATGAATAATTATATATTTCATTAGCATATTCTTTATTATTAAGATTTAATGAATAACCTGGAGTATTAAAATAACTCTTATCAGAATAATGTGTCTCCCATCTTTGTATTAAATTAAAAAATTTACTGCTCATTACTGGTGCTACATTATTTCCATTTATAACTATATTAGAATTATACATTTGATAAATCATATTTGTCATATTATGATTTCTAAAGTCAAATAAATCCTTGTTACTTGTATCTAAATCTGGACTTTGTATTAACCAAACTATTTCCTTTACAAATGGATAAGTTTGTAACTGAACTTTA